TTACCCTCTCACCACGGCATTGTAAAGCATCTCCAAGAACTGCACCGCGCTGGGTGCACCGGTCAGTGGGTAGCCAGCCAGTTGCTGAACGCCCTCGGGGTTCAGCGCCCAGGCTTTCTCTGCTGCACGCCGGACGGCACTTTGAATGGCGGACCACTTGCAGCGCCGCTGGTCTGAGATGGGGGTATAGATCTCCTTTTGTACGGCTTCCAGCCGGTCCTCCTGTTCACAGATCAGAGCCACGCAGTCGCAGAGAACACGGTAATTCTTTGAGCTCCGGGTGATTCCCAGTGGCCGGAGGATTTGATCCAGCTGGGCAGGGGAGTCCGAAATTTTCATGTCAGGCATAGTTTGCACATCCTTTCCATCCAACTTTAACCGGAAAATGTCAGAATGTGCCGGATAATGCGGAATGCGTCGGAATATGCCGAAATATGCCAAAAGAAAACAGCCCCGAGGAACCATCAGGCTCCCCGGGGCTGCTGCTATGTACGGTAATGGATCTTACTTGATTTTTCCCTGCATCTGATCCAGCAGCTCATCGGCGTGGATGGCCTCAGGGGTGAAGGAGTTATTCTCCCACCATGCCCAGATGGCGGCAGCGGTGGTCAGGCCAGCCGTCACCCACTGTTCCACGCTGGCGCTGTCGATGGGCAGCGGGCTTTTGCCTGCTGCACTCAGCAGCTGGTTGACGAGGGCCAGTGCCAGCACAACGGTGCGGGCGATGGTTGCGGCGGGGATGGCGGGGGTGTTGTTCTCAGTGATGTGTGCGTTCATAATGTCAGTTCCTTTCTTCAGTCGTGGATGGGTAAAGCGCAGGCTCTCTTGTACAATTCCGTACCGGTGCCGTTGCCGCCCATCACATGATAGGTCTTGTAGAGGTAATTCAGGTTGCGCAGGCCGTCGCGGGTGATGTACCCCAGCTCCATAAAACGGTAGCACTCGGTATAGATGCGGTCGTGCAGCAGGGCCAGCACCGCGTCCCACAGGGCCTTGATCTTGGGGATGGCGGCAAGGATCGCGCCGCCGATCAGAGCACAGAGCCACCCGGCCCAATACTCCGTGATAAACTGCCACATCGGTCTCACCCCTCCTCATCATCTTCCCACGCCTGCTGGATGCGCTGTCCGTTGTGACACACCGCATCCAGAACGGCATCTGCTTGGATATTGGATGCCAGCAGGGCCTTGTCCTGGGTACTCATGTTGTAGTACCCCGTGAACACCTCACCATCTGCCAGAGGCGCTGCTACGGTGATGCGGTCGATCTTGTGCTCTTCCAGTGTAGCTAGAACCTCTGAGAGCCAGGGTGCGTATGGTGCATCTGAAATCAGATAACTTGCCATCGGTCTCACCCCCTGACCTGCCCCAGCCCGGCCCGCTGGATGATGCCCGCGTAGTCCTTGTAGGCCACGCTCAGGTCTGCGCCTTTGGCAATGCCGGGAATCTTGCCGCTGCTGGTGTACTGCCACATGCCGAAGGGCCAGCCGGGAGCGGGCTTCTTGGTGCGGTAGGCCGCCAGCCATACGTCGTAGGGCTTGAGGGCCGCGCCACCCATGTAAAGGTTGGTCTGCCCGAAGTTCAGGCCGGTGTACAGCATGGCGTACACGCCCCAGCTCTCCACCACGCTCAGGCAGTGGGCCACGATGTCGGTCAGGGCGGCCTTGCTCAGGGCTTCCTGCAGCTTGTCCTCAATGTCCACGGCAACCGGAAGCTGGAACGTCTTGCCGCCCAGCGCCTGCTTGAACAGGGCCAGCTCCCTGTCTGCCTGCGCCTTGGTGGTGGCCTTGAAGTAGCCGTACACGCCCACCGGCAGCCCTACGCGGGTGCACTCGGCATAGTTGCGGGCAAAGTAGGGGTCGATGTAGGGCTTACTGGGTTTGCCCTCTTTGCTGTTGCCCATGGCCCGGATCATCACGCCGGAGACAAGGCCGCTTGTCCTGACCTTGTCCCAGTCAATGCGTCCCTGCCAGCGGGAAACGTCAAGTATTGTTCTGGGCATTCTGCGCCTCCTTCTCGGCCAGCAGCTCGGTCAGCTCCTTGTACTCGTCATCAGTCAACTTGCTTGCGGCATAGAAAACGTCCAGCTTGGTGCTCATGCCCTCCAGATTGCCGCGTTCGATCATGCGTTTACAGGTACGGTACAACATAGGTTTGTCCTTTCCGGGGCGCTGCCCCATCTTAAAATGTTATCATCCTCTTGGTAGAGGGTTTCACTCAGTGATCCCCAGCTCCAGCAGGGTCAGCCGGTAGGCCTGGTCAACGTTCAGCGCATCGGCATCTGCTTGGGCGCTCTCCACCGTAGCAAGTCGCTCCTCCAGTGTAGGGGTCGGCTTCGGTGCATCGGCAGGGTCTGGCTGCGTGCCTGCCTCCACCACAACGTAAGCCTCCGGCTGGTCGTCCATGCTCCACAGAGCCTCGCCAACGGCAGCCGCTGCATTGTGGGCGTTGATGGCATCCACAACGGCAGAATAGGCATCACATTCTTCCTGCGTGATAACCGGCTTCGGGATTTTTGCTCCGGGTTTGATCTCCATTTGCGTTCACCTCACATCCAACGACCAAATGCAATCCAATGGACTTTTACATTTCCACCAGAGGTGTTAATACGCATGCCGGTTGTACTAACGTCTTCCAAACCAAAATTATAGTTATTAGGATACTGAACATCCAGTGACCCAACAGGTGTATAATTTGTATTAGCAAAAGACACAGGAAAACTCACCCTCCCACTGTAATTGGTTCCCCAGCATATCTGCGTACCATCTGAAAATCTTACCCAATTACTGCCGCTGGCCGCTACCGCTGAAGCACCCGCCGGGCCTTGCGGCCCTTGCGGCCCCCGTGGGCCGGTAGCGCCTGTTGCCCCGGTGGGCCCTTGCCGCCCCTGCGGGCCGGTGGCTCCGGTGGCACCCTCGGGGCCCTGCGCACCGGTATCTCCTTTGTCGCCCTTTGCGCCTTTCAGGCTGGCGATCCAGTCCTCTTCGCTGCCGGTGAACCCCAGCTGAACAGCCAGTGCATAGGCCGACTGACCATCAAAGGTTCCGGCTTCCTTGGCCTGCTTCACGGCATCGGTGGCCGCATTGGCCGCGTTGGTACTGGCTTTCTCTGCCCGGTCAGCATCGTTCTTTGCCGCCCCCGCACTGGTGGATGCCTCACCGGCCTTGGTGACGGCGGTGGAAGCACTCCCCGCAGCGGCGGTGGCCTGCTGGGTGGCAGTGTTTGCCGCAGCGGTGGCCGTTTTGGTGGAGGCCGCCACGTCGTTCAGGGCCGTGGTGCGGGCCCGTGCGATGTCCTGCAAGGCGGCGGTGTGCTCCGTCTCCGTGTCCTGCAGGGCCTGCTTGGCGGCGGTCTCACTGGTCTTGGCGCGCTCCTCGCTGGCGGCGGACTTGGTCTCGCTGCTCTTGGCTGCCTCCGCGCTGTCCTTGGCGGCGGCAGCACTGTTGCTGGCGTTCTCCTCCAGCGTGGCGATGCGCTCCTTGGCAGCGGCCAGCAGCTCGTCGGTGGGGATGCCGGTCACACCGTCCCGCACGAGGCCGCAGAGCGCCTCGTCCAGCCGGGTGTCAGTGATCTGGCCCGTAGAGATGCTGGTGGAGCCTGCCGGGCGGGTGATCTCGGCAAGGCAGAGGTCGTAGATCAGCTCGGTGCGGGAGACGGCGGGGGCCGTGGGTGTGCTGGATGCCGTGCCCTGCAACACCTGCAGGCTGGCGGCTCTGGCACCGGCATCATAGCGCATGACGATGCGGTCGATGCGGGGGAGAGACGGGTCGGCCAGCGGCATGGTCAGGGTGTCGGCCTCCCGCTTGGTGATGGAGTAGCCGGTGAATCGGCTGGGGTGCACCCAGCCACGGCCCGCCCCCACGGTGACCTTCAGCCCACCTGCGGCTGTCACCGGGAAGTCCTCAGCTCCGCTAAACACACCCGAGGTGAGGCCCGCAAGGTAGGCCGCCACGTCTGCGGCATCGAAGTCGTAGCCGTTGGCGGGATATAAAACGATTTTGCTCAAAAGATCATCTCCTTAGCTTGCGCCAGACCGGCGTGCCTAGCCGCACGGTGCGGGTGGTGCTGTCGCTCTGGCTTTGGGTGATGACATCGGCCACCCGGACGGTGGCCTTGTAGCCCAGCTCCGGGATGGTGCAAAAGGCCACGTCACCAGGGGAGAGCCCCTCGGCATCAATGGTCAACTCAATGGAGCCGGTACGGAGCTGTTCCAGCAGCTTGTTGGTGCCTCGGGCCATGAGCCGCTCGAGGTAGGCTTGGCTCTTGCTGGTCTCGCCCTTTTCCTCGTCCGGCTGCACGTCCCGGGCATCCACATACAGCTCCCGCCGGTCGGCACCGGTGGCATCGGTCAAGCCCACGGTGACGGTGGCCCGGGCCTCGCCCTCGCCAGCGCCCTGCACGATGGCAACGTTGGCGTAGTCGCTGTCGCCAAAGGCCCACGCAGCCTGCTGCAGGTTGCCCCACTTTGTGCTGAACCTGTTGTTTGGGTCAGCGGTGGGCCGGTAGACCTCGAACAGCAGCTTCTTGTCTGCGTTTTTGCCTGCCAGCCGCACCCGGAAGCCCAGATCACAAGCCGCGCCGATGGTCATCAGGTAGTCCATGATACTGCCGCCGGAGGTCTGTGCAGTGTAGGTGGTGTCAAAGCCCACAAGCGTGCCCAGCTCTAGCTTTGGCCATGGCTGCATTGCGCTGACCAGCCTGCGCATGGCGGCTTCGGCGTTCTCGTTCTTCACGATGGCGGTACCGGCTCGCTTTGTGAAGATCCACGTCCCCGGGAAGCCGGTGACCAACAGATTGCTGTCGGTGTTCTCGTTGCTCCGGTGGCAGATGCGCATGGGCACATCGCTGTCATTGCGGCGCAGCCAGCGGCCCTCCCGGAGCAGGGACAGGTTCTCCTCGGTGGGGCGCACCTCCAACGTGAACTCGCCCTCGGTGTTGTAGGGCTCGTCCCAGTAAAGGCTTACCCACACCTCCACCCGGCCCAGCCGGGCGAGGGTCAGTTCATCCAAAACATCCAGTGTCACGAGATCACCTCCGGCAGAATACCGCTCACCATGGGATAAAAGCGCACCGTCACCTGCAGGCTGGTCTCGCCGCTGTCGGCGGTGGCCTTGAGCAAGTTGTCCCCCGGAGCCAGCTCCAGCAGGTCAGAATCTTCATCCAGCAAAGAAAAGATGTTCTCCTCCGTGCCATCCTCTGTCCGCTTGACTGCCAGCTTGTCGGTGGTGGTGCGGTAGATCTCGATGACCTGCCCGGGGGTCAGGGTGGTCAGGATGCGGATGCTCTGGCCCGTGACGATGTTCAGCACGCACGGGTTGACCACAGCGCCATCGCTCTTGAGGGTGGCCGTGAAGGGCACCGCCAGCGCCCCGGGGTTGACCGCGTTCAGCCAGCCAACGGAGGTGCGCACGCCGAACCGATGGGGCTTGGAGTAATTCACCGGCAGCCTGAACGATGGCACAAAGCCGTTGATGCAGAAGCTCTGAGCCTGCAAGTTGTACCAGAAGGGCTTGGGGCAGAAGAGCATGAAATCCAGCACCGGGTAGGGGTGGATGCTCTTCGTGTAGGGGGTCTTGGAAAGCACAAAACGGCAGAAGAATTTATCCACAAGATACATTGTGCCGCTGGTGAAATAGGGCAGCTTTTCCAGCAGTAATTCCGCATCCGCATCGCCGTGGGAGCTGTGGCAGTGGATGATGAGCTCACGGCTCACCCCGGCCACGCTCTGGCGCTCCACGCTCACGCCCACCTGGTTCACGCCCTGTGCGGTCTGCACGTCCACGTCTACGCCATTGATGGGGTCGAGGGAGTAGGGCGTGCCGTAAGCCCACCCGATGTCGAGAGTGGCCCCGGCATCCGTGACCAGCTGCAAATGGTCTTTTCTGAATGGCATTGTGGAGCCCTCCTTTCATCGTTTCTGGGCCTTGGCCCGGTCGGCTTCCCAGCGTGCTTCCCGCTGGAGATCTGCCGCCGTCTGGGCCTTGGAGTAGATATTTTGGATGATGTTGGTGTCGCCCTCCCGGTGGTACTGGTTGGCGGCTGCGGCCACCTGTGCCGTGCCGGAAGCGGCCACAGACCGGCTGATGGCCATGTTGTCAGACAGCACCAGAGAATTGGCCTGCCGCACCATCTCGGCCAGCTTGCTGTTTGCGGCCAGCAGGACCTCGGTGTTGGCCTCCACAGCGTCGGTCAGGTCTTTGTCCGGGGTGGGGGCCGTCGGTGTGGTGGAGCCGGTGTTTGTGCCTGTGGTGGTCTTGGTGATGTCATCCAGACTGCGCTCCACCTTGGTCTGGATGCCGTCCACATAGGTGGTCACGGTCTTGTAGGAGCGCTCCACGCCGTCCACCAGTTTGGTACCTGCCTCGGTGACGGTCTTGGTCACCCGCTGGGTGATCTTGCCGGTCTCATCCTGCAGCTTCTCGGTGAGCACCTTGGTGGTCACGGTGCTGCCGTCGGCATTGGTGGTCTTGCTGGTGTCGGTCATGCTCTCGATGACCTTCTGAGAGCTGGCGGAGGTGCCGGAGGTGCCGGAGCTGCTGGGGTTGTTGATGGCCTCCTGCTGTTTCTTCCGCGCCTCCTGCCGGGCCTTGCGGTCGGCGGCAATTTGGTTGGCAAAGTTCCAGGCTGGATTGCTGATGTAATCCACATGGTCGCCCCAGAGCCACGCCACGGAGTTATACAGGCCGATGAGGCCGTTGATGAGGATGACAAAGCCCTCGATGCCCGCCGCCACGATGCGCATCAGGCCCTCGAAGATGTAGCTCATAAAGTCCTCAACGCCCGCCCAGACATTCTGGAAAGCGTTGGCCACATCCGCGTTTTTGCCGGAAAAGCTCAACAGGGCACCCACCAACATCCCGATGAGGGAGATGACGAAGAGGATGGGGTTTGCGTCCATGGCGGTGTTCAGGGCGATCTGGCTCGTGGTTGCGCTGGCTGCGGCGGGCACGAACTGCGCCACCAGACCCATGGCCATTTGGCTCAGGTTCCCGAACACGCCGGAAAGGGCGCTGCCCAGCTGGTTCAGGGCCCCCATGGCTACGGCCTGAATCTGGGTCTGCTGCTCCTTGGTGCAGGCCTGCCAGAAGTAGCTGGCCGCCCACAGACCCAGGCTCTCGAGGTCGCCATCCTTGAGGGCCGTTGCCAGCGTCTCGATGGCCCCCAGCGCATCCGTCTGGATGTCAGCCTGGATCTGCGCCCATCCCTCGTCCAGCTTGGTGCGGAACTGCTCCGTGATGGTAGCTCCTACGGTAGCAAAATCCGGCCCGTAGGTGGAGAGGGTCTGGGCAATGTTCTGGATGGCCTGCTCTGCCGCCGGTACACCGGTGTTGATGCCGTTGACAAGGCCCTGCGTGACGTTCTCGCCGATCTCGGTGAACACCTTCGAGGGCGAGTGGATGCCCAGCACGTTCTTGACGGTGCTCACCATGCCGTTGACTTTGCCCTTGACTGTGGACACCAGCGTGTCCCACATCCCGGTGATGCCGTTCAGCAGGCCGGTGACGATGTTCTCGCCGATGTGGCCCCACTCATCCATACTGCCGTCCCACACGCCGGTGAGCTTGGCGATGCAGGCAATGGCGGCTTCGCCCAGGTTCTCGATGCTGCGGAGAATGCCGTCTACCAGAGTGGTCAGCAGGGCCGCGCCACAGTTCAGCAGATCTGGCAGATGGGAGATCAGTGCGGCAGAGAACTTGGCAATCAACTCCGCCGCTGCTGTGATCAGCTGGGGCAGGTTGTCGGTGATGCCGATGATGAGCTGTTTCAGCAGCTGGATGCCGGCATCGAAGATCTCGTCCTGATGGTCAGCCAGATACTGCACCAGCTTGGTGATGACCTGCGTTGCTGCCGATGCCAGTCCGGGGATCATCTGAACAACACCTGCGGTCAGGTCTTCCAGAATTCCGCTGGCTGCGTCCAGCATGGCCGCCGGGCCGCTCTCATTCAGAGCGCTCGTCAGGGTATTCAGGCAATCGGTGCCCCAGTTGGCGGCTTCCATCAGGCCCGGCTCCATGGCCTCGAACAGGTCAATACTCAGGTTCTCTGCCGTTGTCTGGAGGCTTTCCATGCTGTGCTGGAAGGTGTCAGTCATGGTCTGGTAGGCGGTGTCGGTCGCTCCGGCACTGTCCACCATCTGGGCCAGCACGCCGTTGAATTTGTCCGCGCCGCCAGATGCCAGCGAAAGAGCGCCGGTTCCGGCCTCCACGCTGGACCATAGCCCGGCAAAGGCGGTGCTGTCACCACCCACGCTGTCATACAGCACTTGCAGCACATCGCCCAGGCTCTTGCCGTCAGCACTCAGCTGGGCAAAGCTCTTGCCGGTCTGCTGCTGTAAAATCTTGCCGACGCTGGACCCGGTGTCGCCCAGCTCGTTCAGCATGGATTTTGTGTAAGTTGTCGCCTCGGCAGTGGCGATACCGTTGGCGGTCATCACGGCCAGACCACTGGACAGGTTTTCTACGCTGACATTGTAAGCAGCAGCCAGCGGGATGACACGGCCCATGCTGGACGAAAGTTCGTCTACGCTGGTCTTGCCAAGGTTCTGCGTGGTCAGCAGCACATCCGAAACGTGGGTCGCCTGGTCGGCGCTCAAGCCGTAGGCGTTCAGGGTAGTGGTCAGGATATCCACGGCGGAGGTCGTGGAGGTAAAACCGGCGGTTGCTAGTTTCGCTGCCTGGCCTGCAAATTCCACAGCGTTGGCCGTGTCCTGCCCGGCGCTGATGGCCTGGTAGGTAGCCTCAGCAATATCCGTGGCCGCAATGCCTATGGTGTTGGACATGTCCGTGATCTGACTGCCCAGCTTCTGGATCGAAAGCTTGCCAAGATCGGCGATGGTTCCGACTTTGGCAAGCGATGTCTCGTAGACGGAGCCGTTCCGGATCGTGCTCTGGGCAAGATTCGTCAGCTGGCTGCTGGCCGTCTTTACCAGGTCTGCTATCAGCGTTCCGGCGGCGACGGTCATGCTGCTGACACCCTGCGTGAAGCCGCTGGTGTCCAACTTGGTGTTGCCGGTAACGCTAAAATCAAATGCCACTGTGTCCACCTCTCAATCGGAGCGCGGGCACAGGGGCACAGGCTGCTATAACTTGATTTCTACCTCCCGCTTACATGCGGGGTTTTTGCATTTTACCCACAAACCGTGGGCGCAGGCCTCGGGAGCCGCCCACACGGGCAGCGCTCTGCCGCAGAAGGGGCAGGGCACCGGGGCGCGGGAATCAGCCGAAGCGGTCGAGGAAAGCGTCCTCGTGCTCTTGCAGGGTCTCGTTCCGCTTCACCCCCTTCAGCCCATCCGGCAGGGCGAAGCGCTCTTTCAGGGTCTCGTAGTAGTCTCGGTCGGCCCTGTCCATACCGGAGGTGTCCTTGCCCCGGATCTCCACGATCTTGCCCAGCGGCGTTTCCGGCGGCAGGGCGTGCAGCAGTGCTTTGAAGCGCCACCAGTGCACCTTGTCAGCAGTCAGGTCGATGCCGTAGGCCTGCTGAAAGGCCCCCACGATGTAGTCGGCATCGCACCGGTAGTCCAGCACAGGCTCGTCCTGCGGGTCGCCGCTGCCAGTCCCGGTGCGTTCCTCGTCCTCTGGGCCGCCGCCCTGGCAGAAGCGCACCAGAGATTCAAAGGCTTCCGGATATTGCGCCACCGGAATCGGCTCCACAAAGAAGAGCGGGATGGCCGATGCAATCAGCCGGGCGCTGTCCTCGTTGGTCTTGACACGGCGGGTGCGGATCAGCAGCCAGGCCATGGGCCTGAAGTCAGGGTCGATGGCGCGGCCCTCCCACTCGGTAGGCAGGGTGTCCGTCAGCAGGTCATGCATTGTCCAGTGCCTCAAGCTCTGCCTTCAGCTGGGCACGGCGGGCGGCCTTTGCCGCTTCCTGTGCCCGGAAATCCACCACGGCGGGATGTGCCTTGACTGCGGCCCGGCGCTGCTCACGGTTCATGGGGGCAGGGATGGCCTGTGCTGCCGAAACCTGCGCCCGCTCCTCGGTGGGGTGGATCAGCGCGCTGACACTGGCCTTTTCTGCGGCCATAGCCTCGGCAAAGGCCTTGCTGACCGTCAGGCAGGTACTGAAGTTGCTGCCGTCCAGCCCCAGCTTCTCAGAAGCACCCTCGCCCAGAACTTCGTCCAGATAGTCCATAAAGATGCGGCACTGGAAGCGCAGCCAGGCAGGGTAATCACTCTCAGGGGTGTAGCGGCTGCCCTCCGTCCGAGCACGTTCCTGCTGCCGGGTCTGTGCAGCCAGCATCCGATCCACGTCGTTGGCGTTCAGGGTGGAAAAATCAAAGTCAATGCCGTTGATGATCATGGAAAATCCTCCTGTTACAAAAGGGCCCCCGTTCACCGGGAACGAGGGCTGTATGAATCATTGAAAATCGGGTTAGCCTGCTGCGGCTACGGTCAGGTAGTCGAACTCAACCGGAACGCCAACACCCTTCACATCGCAGGCAAAACCTGCGGAGTTGCTGGCGGAGCCGCTTGCATCGGCAGTGACAATAAAGGCAGCTGTGCCCTTCTCGCCCTTGCCGGTCTTTGCGCTGAAGTAGATATAAGGGAAAACCACCTCAGTGCCGGAGCCGAACTTTATCTTGTGGGAGAGCAGGAAATCCTGCGCAGGGTCGCCCACGCAGCGGTTTCCGTTCAGGGAGAAGGTGCGCTGGGTCTCACCCTTCTCGGTGACAGTACCTGCGCGGATATAGGCCACGTCCTCGGTGGAAGCATTCAGGGCACCGGAGTGCTCCTTGACACGCTCTGCAAACACGACCCAGTCGCTCTCCTTGGTCTGGGTGGCGGCATCAGTCTGGATGGCAAAGATGAAGTCATCGGCCTTTTCGGTGCCGGTGTAGTCCGCGCTGGGCACGATGCCCTTCTTGGTCTTGAGCGCGGCCAGGGTTTCGGAAACAGTCATAGGATGGTCTCCTTTCAAAGTTTGGGTTGATAGTAGATGAGCCGGAGCTGCATCTGCATTTTGCAGCTTCCGGAACCGTCAGTGACGATGTAGCCGGTGGAGGTGACTTCAATGCTCTGGGCCTCCTTGCCGTGCCCGCATTTGCTCAGGTCAGGCAGGATGCCGCAGTCATTTTGTTCCATTACCCAGTCGGCCAGCTGTTCAAAGAAGCCGCTGTTCTCAATGGTGAGCACATCGGTCTCTCCGAACTCCCTTCTGGACAAAAAGAGGTAGTTCTTCGCCAGATCCCGCCCGGAGATGTAACTTTCCACAATGGGGTCGGTGGGGCTGTCCTCAATGGAAAAAGCGGTGGCTTCCTCTTCCAGCCCGGCAATGCGGAAGGCCGCACCTGTGGCATCCTGCTCTTCTGCAATGAGCGGGCAGGTCTTGAGCCACTCCCGCAGGGCCGTAATGGACGCTTTGGGCATTACGTTCCACCTCCCAGCTCTTTTTGGGCGGCGTTTTTGGCGAACTGGATCAGTTCGTCTTTGTGGTCAGCAATGGCCCGCTGGCCCCAGTAGGAGCCGCGCAGGTGGTTCTCTCCATGCAGACCCTGCCCCTGCGTGTGCAGGTAATACTGCCGCCGGGCATACGGGGTGTTATAGACCAGCTTTCCGCCTTTGAAGTCGGATGCCTGGTTGACGCTGTTCTTCAGCGTGCCGGTGTCGAAGGGTACATAAGGGTCCACAGCTTTGGCAACTTGCTGTGAGAACGCATACTGGACCTTCTGGAAGCCTTTGTCCATTTCGGCCTGAAAGCCGGGCCGGAACCTGAGCTTCAGGTCAATAACGGGTGCACTCATTTCCTCAGCTCCCCTCTACATGAAAATGCGGCAGCAGCGGTTCCCGGTTGTCGGAGACCGCCGCCACCGTGCAGCAGACGTGTGTTTTCTCGAGGGCAGCATACTCGGCCTCGGTCAGGCTGCGGACAGCGCCGCAGATGAGCTTGCCGCCCCGCTTGAGCGTCCAGTGTGCCGCCTTTTCCCCGGGCGGGAGCTTTGCCCACTGGAAATAGGGCAGATACCCGGCGGCAGGGGGCAGCCGGATGTGCACCGTCCGCTGGGGGTCGCCGCCGGAGGTGTCCAGCTTCTCCCGCCAGCTGCTCCCGGGGATGACGTGGCAGACAGGCTGGTCGGTCTCGGTGGCGGTGTCGTGGATGAGGTTCACAACGGTAACGCTGCACTGCATCAGAAACACCCCCGATACAGCAGGCCGTGGGGGTCGCTGCCCAGCGCGTTGGAGAGGATGCTCTGCGCTTCCGCTGCAAGCCGCTCGGAAAGCGCCCCGCTGGCGAAGGTGACGGAGTAGCCATCGTTGGACACGCTGGAAGCCCCGGGTACGGCACAGGCGCTCTGTGCGGCGCTCATGGCATCGACGATCTGGACGCAGGCATCGGCCAGCAGGGCGGCGCACCCGGCACAGGCCCTGGCGTGGGGCTCTGCCCGGCCAAAGGTGTGCCGGTCGATGAGCCGGGAAGCCCGGGCGCACAGCGTGTCAAAGGCAGCCTCGTCCAGCGTACCGCCCGCTGTCTGGTACTGTTCGTAGGTGCAGTAAAGCATGGCGGCCTCCTTATGCTGCGACCTTCTTCTTAACAAGAATGGTCTGGTCCTTGGTGACCTTGTAGGCGTAGACTTTGCGGCCCTGCACGGCAGATGCGCCGATGAAGTCGCCAGAGCCGGAGAGATCCTGCAGGTGGACGGGAACGGCCCACTCATCGATGACGGCGAACCAGTTGGGATGACCGGCCACATACTCCACGTTCTCGCCCAGGGTGGAATCCTCGAACACGGTGTAGCCTGCGATCTTGCCCACAGCGCCGGTCTGAACGACCGCGTCGCCCAGGTCGGAAGCCTTGATGAACTCGGGGCTCTTCAGGAGCAGGCCGTAGGTGTCCGGGGAGACCAGCAGCCAGCGGCCTGCGGTGGGCACGCCGATGGAGGACTGCTGAGTGCGTGCATCCACGATGTTGGCGTAGATGGTCTTTTCGGTCAGGGCAGTGGTATTGCCGAAGGCAGTGCCTGCGGTGGTCAGCTCCACGGAGCCGTCAGAATCCATCTGCAGGCCCAGAGAGTAACCGGCGCTGTCCAGGCGGTCAGCCACCAGATTGCCGGGAACGCTCTCTGCATCGAAACCATCGATGATCTCGTTCACGGCCTTGTCGTGGTCGATGTTGACGGTGAGGTAGGTAGTATCGCCGCTGGTCTGCTTTGCACCCTTGGCCTTGTCGTAGTCGTTCACCACCACCTCGGTGTCGCGGACGGGAACCTTGACGGAACCTGCCTTGGGGCTGCCCTCGTAGCGGTTGTTGCAGATCACGCCGACTTTCTTCACCAGCGTCTTGCGCAGCTTGAGGTCGACCAGATTGGAATAGCGGACCTGTGCTTCATGTGCCATAAGAATATCCTTTCTCTCATTCAATGTTGATATCGGGGTTCATCGCCTTGAAGGCAGCGGTCACGGGGTCAACGTCCCCGGCGGGCGGGGTGACGTGCTCTTTGCCGCTGGAAACGTGAACGGAACCAGCGCCGCCTTCTTCCGCCTCGCCAAAGGCCCAGGGGTTCGCCTTGGCGGCTTCTTCCAGAGCCTTGGAGATATCGGTGGTGCGGTCCTTGGAACCCTTGAGGGCATCCAGATCCAGCAGTGCCCGGACCGCCTTGACGCTGCGGCCCTTGGCTCCCAGAATGGCGGTGTTCAGGGCATTGTCAAAGGCAAAGCCATCAGCCTGTGCCTGCATATCGCCCTTGAGTTTGGCAATGTCTGCCTCGTATTCCTCGGGCTTCTTCTTACCGTCAAAGGCAGCAAGGCCGTCCTGGGCGGTCTTGAGCTGAACCTGGGCGTTTTCCAGCTGGGTCTTGTACTGCTCGGCGGCAGTCTTTTCCCGGTTGACATCGTTGCCGTTCTCGGCCATGATCCAGTTCAGCTGCTCCTCGGTAATGCCGGGGATCTTGTTCTTCACGTCTTCACGCTTCATGGTGGAAAAACTCCTTTCTGTTGGTGAAACCACGGTTTGGTGACACGGTTCTCCGTCCGTGTTCGGTTGTGGGCAGGGTACGCACTGCCCTCTGCGATGGCACCGTCTGGAGGCATCGAACCTCCCGCTTCCGGTTTTGGAGACCGGCGCTCTTCCAGAATGAGCTAAGACGGCATGAAAAAAGCGCCCCTGCCCGGCTGGGCAAAGACGCTTGCGGTATTTGGTTGTTAGATGCCGGGGACGATTTCCTTAACACCCTTTGCAAATGCAGCGGCCTTTTTCATCAGGCTGTTTTCCTGAAGATATTCAAGCCCCTGCAAGGTGATATGCGGTTCCATGGGCGGCTCGATGCGCTCCGGCTGGCGAATGTAGCGAACGATGTTCAGGCCCTCAATGAACCCAGCCTTCTGAAGCTGAATCAGGAGAGCCTGAAAGCGGTTCGGATTCGTACCGAAGCGCTCGGCAGTAAAGCCAGCGCAATCGAACTCCTCAAAGTCCATGCTTTGCTGCAAATACTTCAAAATGCGGTAGATGATACGAAAATCTTCCATGATAACACCTCAACCCTTTCTGTTCGCAATCAATTTGCAATACTCGCCATATAAACGCTTCTGTTCGGCTCGTTCGGCATCAATTTCAGGCGTGGAAATAATTCCTCTACTGGGAACAGAGTGGGTGCGTTTATACTCAGCAACAAGGGAACGTTCTCGCTGAACGCTTTTCTTAGTAAGCTGATCTATCTGTTCCAGTGTGTAACTCATTTCCGTTTCTCCCTGTGGTAGCATTTCAAACCAAGCCGACGGCAGGTTTCGTCAATAATGACGTGCTGGATGTTTTCTTCGTAGTCATCGAATCCATAGCCACGGCTTGCCATCACGGCGTTCTGTTCCTCACGAACTTCCTCACACACGGTTTCCCACTGCTCAAAGGTGATTTCACGCGGAACAGCAAATTGATACCTGTATTTGTAGTCCACAGCTTCCATGATGCGGGTGCCATCGGCAAATGCTGCCGGGATGTCTGTATCGGTGCTGAAGGAATATTGTGTGGTATCTGGCGGGTGTGTGTGGATGTTGTAGCTCCCTTTCAGTTTACCACCCAGATACGAGCAGTCAACCCCTCGGGGATTATTGTCGGTCATATAATGGACTTCACCGTTGCGGGTGATGACCATCATATTCTCGACTTTGGAATTGGCATAGCTGCTGCAGAATGAATCCTTAAGGGCTTCCACTTGCTGGGTGTCTTTCAAATCGACTTTTCCCAGGTACTTATGAACTGTTTCGCCGCTCTGCCCGGAGGAGCCACCACTGCCACGCTGGTTTGGCAACACGGAATCAAACTTCTTCGCCGCCCACATTGCCTTACTGCTGGCGCTCCGACCAAACCCGGCAACGCTGGTGCGGGCGCTGTCCGCCCTGCCGCCGGTGGCGCTGATAAAGTCAGTCAGCTCCTGACGGGCCTGCCGGAGCTTCACCGCGCTGGCGGTGGTGTCGGCCCCGGCGGCATCCTCAGCCAGATACCGGCGCTTGTACTTGCGCACGGTGCGCTCCCGGGCCCGCTGCATCTGGCTGATCTCGTACCGGGTGTATCTGCCGCCGTTGTACTCGATGTCCCGGGCGTTGAGGGCTTCCAAGCTCTCCTGCGTCCACGCAGGCGGTGCACCCAGCTCCGGGAACACCGAAAAGAACTGATGCCGACAGTTCCAGCCGCAAAGCCCGGCCCCGGTGCCGTAGCCGGTGGCGGCCTCGAAGTCCGGGTAATGCTTGCCCATGTAGTCCACAGCGCCGCCCCGGTGGAACTGCTTGCCCTGCCACTCAGCGTGGGAAGGCCGGGCCCCGCCGTGGGCCGTGGTCTCGAAGAACTCAACCCCCATCTCATCGGCCCGGGCCACCTGCAGCTTTGCACCGGTCTGATTCACACCAGTCAGCACCGCCCGGCGGGCGGCAACTTCCAGCGTGTCGGTGTGGCCGGTGGGGTAGGTGACGTACTTCATGGTGTCGGCCAGACTGTCCACCGCGCTCTTGACGGCGCTCTTGTAGTCGAACGCACCGCTGCTCACCTTGAGATGGGCGCGGTCGAGGGCGGCTTCAAACTGGCCGCTGACGGTGTTGGCCGTGGTAGCGGTCAGGTTGTGGAAGGTTCCGGCGGTCTGTTGGTAACCGGCGTTGAGCAGGGCCTGCAGGGTCTCATTCTCGGCAAAGGGCGTGGGCTCCTTGCCGTAGTGATAGTAGATCTCGTCCTCGGCTTCCATGGCCCGGGTGGCCGCTTCCTGCATGAGCCGCCGGATCTCAGCTTCGCTCTTGCCGGTGTAGCGGGCCAGCTTCTTCACCACGTCCTGCCGGAGGGCTTCGGTCTGCTCATAGCGCCACAGCTGCCAGTTGGCCGTGGTGGTCAGGGCTTCCATTTTGGAGATGCGCCGGGCCACATCCCGCAGGATATCATCCTCGACCTGCTGCCAGAGCAGCACCAGCCGGTCGGGTGCGTGGTCGAGATAGTCCGGGGCCAGCATCAGCCGCCCCCGCCGAAGCTCAACTCAGGCTGCTTGTTTTCGTCAGCGGCTTCCTGTGCCAGCTTGCGGGCATCCTCTTCACTGACCCCGTACCGGGCAGACAAATACTTGTACCGGGGCAAAAGGCCGCTCAGGGCATCGTCCCGCATCTGGCTCATCCGGGTCTCGGCATCAGTGATGTAGCTGTCGTCCCAGTCCACAGAGATGGGGGTGTCGGGGGCCACCGCCGCCCCCTGCAGGTTCTTTGCCGCCCACAGAATGGCCCGCACGATGCCCACCAGCGCCCCCTCGATGGGGATCTGGTTCTTGTTGGCGCTGGCCACCAGATCCTGACGGCTGCCGTTGTACTCGGCGGCTATGGTCACGTTGCCCAGCTCGAAGTTGTACCGGTGACAGCCCAGACCACACTTGAAGCTGAACAGGTTCAGCATATCCTGCACAGCCTTGTGGTTCTGTTCCACCCGCAGGTCAGGGTTGTATTCGTGGTATTCGCTGGACTGGTCGAGGCTCCCTTCCTTTTGGGGCAGGGTAACGAATTGGCTCTGCACATCATCATCGGGCGGAATAGAGTGTTCCACGCCCTCCTGATCTACCACCTTGCGGCAGATGTCCGCAGAGTAGAAGATCTTCTTGTGACCCAGCCGGATATCCTCCCGGTAGTTGTCAAAGGCAAGGTCGATGCCCTGGGCCTCGGCCAGTGCTTCGGCAAAGACGCTCATGCCCAGCCCTGTTCCGCCGTCAAGGTTCTTGACTGCGGCCGGGCTGAACAGGGCAAACCAGGGAGGGGAACCCTCCACCGTGATGCTTTCTGCCGTACCCGGCGGGGCCTGCAGCGCTTCAAACACCGGAGCGCCCGAAACTCCATCCGTTACCCGGAACCACTCGTTGCGGATGGTGCGCCGGGTCTCATTGCCGGTGTGGGTCTGCAGATAGACCGCGGGCTTGCCCTCCATCATACACTCGGAGACAAAGGCCGCTTCGCTCACGATGCCCCGCTCCACCCGCAGAGGCAGGATGCAGGAAGCCGGGTCATAGTCCAGCTTCAGGCGGGTATCCGGGCCGGGGACGGCTTTCCCTTTCACGACAGTCAGATTCTCGGCACTCAGTACAAAGGCACCGGTTCCGGACCAGTAGGCCTGTTCCACCAGAGCATTGGCATTGCGCCAGAAGTGCAGCTCCCGGAGCAGGCCGCCCACCTGCTGCTCATCGTCGCCCAGCAGATACCGGGCGGTGGCAGCGTCCTTGATCTGGAAGGTGGTGCGGTCGTTCAGCAGGAGATTCGCCCAGTCCTCGCAGACCCGTTTCGGCATCCGCAGGGAGGCAATAGGGCGCTTCTTTGTGCCGTTTGCGTATTCAGCGGCACGGGTGTGCACCTTGGGCACGCTGCCCTGCCACCACTGCCGCCAGGTCTCGATGTAGCCGTAGTAGTCGGCATCGATGGCCCACCCGCGCGTCTTGTTCAGGTAGTTCAGAAATGCGGTGATGTTCATGTGTTGGTCAACCTCTTGAAATCGCGCTCGATAGTGTACTCGTAAGCGTCCAATGTGTCGATATCGGTGCTGCCGTCATCCAGCCGCTCGTCCACGCCGGGGTGCTTGCCGCTGTACAGGGCCGTGGCAAGGGCATCCCGGAGGGTGGAAGCCTCGGGCAGCAGCCAGAACCGCCCGCCGCCCATCAGGATGCAGGTCAGGCGGATGCGGTCATTGATGCGTATCTTGGCACTGTTCTCCACCCGGTCGGCCAGCCAGCTCAGTTTGCAGCGCCGGAACCTTGCCCGGATGTGGTTGATCAGCGTCTGCTCCGCGGAATCGCAGAAGATGTACTGGATCTCGCCCCAGCGGGCAAAGACAGCCATGCAGAACTCCAGCAGCCGGTCGGCCAGAAAGTCGGCATCCTGCGCCACCGGGTCGATGCGCTGGGATGCCAGCCCTACCACGCCGGACCAGCCCGGTAGGATGGCTGTTGCCACAAAGGCGTGTTTGGAGCCGTTGCCGCCAAAGTCCACCCCGATGCGCACCCGCCACGGGTGCAGCGGCTTGTCCACAGGCCAGAAAAAGCGCCCATCTCCGGCGGCAAGGCTGTCGGCCAGCAGGCGGTAGATCACGCCGTTGGCGGCCATCCACTGCCCCAAGATAAAGCGGTTATAGTAGACCGTGCCGGTGTATTCTTTTTTCAGATCGGCCACGAACTGGGCCGGAAGCGTAGGGTTATCGTCGATGGTATACGCCTGACAGTAGATGTCAGCGTCGCTGTCCAGAAACTTCTTGAACCAGTGAGTGGGGCTTTCCGGGTTGCAGGTGCCGTCAAAATGGGAGTGGGGGCAGGAAAGGCGGCTTTTCAGCATCTGGAACACGCCCTCGTCCCAAGTGGTGATCTCGTCACCGTAGACGTACTCAAAGGCAGCGCCCTGGATGCGGGCGATGTGTTTCTTGTTGTCAGCGCCGAGGACATAGACCTTCTTGCCGAACAGCTGTACCACGTTGCCTGCTGCCGAGGTGCGGATCACACCTACAAGGTCGGGACCCCAGAGCTCCCGCATCAGGGATAGCACATTGCGCTCCAGTGTGCCCAGGGTGTTGCCCATGAGCACCAGCAGGCCCTCGCCCCGGGCCGCGCAGATCCGCTTCGGGATGGTCACAGCGCAGTCCAGGTAGGTCTTGCCGCTTCGGGTGGCCCCGGTCTTGACGTTCCACCGGTGGGAACAGTTGCGCAGGTACTCCTGCTGAAACTCAGTCAATGGCACTGTCCACACCTCCCAGCAGCTCCTTGGCCTTTGCCAGAGCATCCGCGCCCGGGTCCTCCTGCACGGTCTCCTCGCCCAGCATCTTCAGCAGGACGGTGGCCGCCTGAGGGTTGCCCCTCTTGGCCTGCTCTGCAATGCCTACGATGACGGCCATCTGGTTGTCCACGTCCTCAGGCTCGATCTGATCCCGGAGCATGGCGTTCACCCGGCGGCGGTCGGTCTCCGGCAGGCTCAGGTAGTAGTCAGCCGCCTGACGCATGGATCGTTTGCGGCGGCGGGCCGCACCGGATGCAATGCCGCCCTTCTGGGCGATCTCTCTCTGTTCGCTCTCCGTTCGTTCATTGAACGGAATGAGATTCTTTTCATTCGACACGTCACCACCTCTCTCGTTGTCAGGGTACAAAAAAGCCGCCCCTCAGGACGGCAGAAAATAGCATAAAAAATCCCTGCATGTTTCCATGCAGGGCAATTGACGCACATCCAGCGGGAAAATACCTGAAACCCGCCTGTGGATTCCGGTGCCTCCGGCGTATGTGGGGAGGTCAGAGGGCGGGCAAGGAGATCCCGCCACCCACCACATGAGCTTCCGGTGGGGAGTATGTAGCCCCATGCGTCAGGCTGTACCGCCTACGGGGTCGGCGGCGAATTGGAACCGCCCTTGGAATCGAACCTTCCACGACTACATTCGTGAACGCGCACCACATTGCGCTCAGGCGGCATAATAGAAGCAGCTCGCAGAACGTGATGTCGGACGGGCACATTCTGGAAGCTGCTATGGCATCGGTCTGCCTTTCGGCTTTGCCGATGGTATCGTTATAACACAGTTAAGCGGACATGCGCGGCCATAATTGCGGAGGAATGGCATTCATTGGAATGTTCAGGGCCTCCACAGCCTGCCGATGTAGACGACGAAAATGTCGGTCACTGACGCGGAGTCTGTCAGCAGCCTGTCCACGATGCAGGCCATCAATGTAGCACAGTTCCAAAAGGTCTACCAGAAGAGGGTCTTCGAGTTCTGCGATGACCTTACGGATGGTGTAACACAACTCCTGACTGCGCTGAATTTCATGGCACAGCTGGTGTTGGTAGGCATCCATCATTTCAATGGCGCGGCCAGTCTTATCGCCAGAACATCCAGAACTGACAATAGGGCTGAGTGCCTGGGTGACGCTTTCGGCCTGGTCTTTCGCTTCGCGGATACGCCGGACAAGAATTTTCTGGCGGCGAAGTGATACCTGATATAGCTTCAGCCACTCACATTTTTGGATATAGGTCATTCTGTACTCCCTCCTTCCAGTACCCTCAGTAGCCCTTCCACGTCATACCGCCAGTGAACGCGCAGCAGGTGCTGCTCCACCTCAATGCCATTGAGGGCGGCCCACTGCCACGGGATGCTTTTGCGGGTCTGGGTCTGCATGTACTCCAGCACAGCGCCGGCCGGAACGGCAAAGGTGCGGTTGACCTTGCCCCGGTAATTGATGACCACATGTGCGGTCTGGCCCTTGAAAGATGCTGCGTGGGCCATATCGGTGATGTGTTTGAGCTTGTGGTACTTCTGCTGCTCCCGGTCGAATCGGCCCAGGATCTTTTCCAGTGGGATGCTGGGCGTTTCGATGGTCTTGAGCTCGAAGTAATGGTGCATAGGGTAGCGGTACACGTCGAAGTCGCAGATGTTATCAATGGAGAAGCTCAGGTTCTCGTTGCCGCCGTAATAGGTGGCCGCGCTGTCTTTCAGTCGATAGCACCAAGCATCCTTCGGCATGGAGCTTTTCCAGTCTGCCTCGAACTGTTTTCCGGTGTTCAATTGGTTCTCCTTTCGTCGGAGGCTGCCCAATGCCCGGCCAGCTGTCGGGTCGGGGTAGTGCTCATGGTTCCGGTACATTGGAATCCTCCTTTTTCTTGGTGAGCGGACGGCGGCGGGCTGCGTTTTTTAGAAAATCATTCCCGCTGGGCTCCGGACGATCCACCCGCTTATTGCGTCCTGCTCCAATGGGATTCGTCATGCGGTACTCCTCGGCAGACTTACAGCCCTGGGTTTCGGCCTCGATCAGTGCCTTCCGCACATAGGCCCAGCTATGTGCCCCGGCATCAATGCACTTGCGCAGGATCACCCGCGCCAGTTCCTCGCCCAGTCGGTCAGCGTATCCTGTCAGCTCTCTTTTCCCGGAGGCACTCAGCTTGCCGATATCCTGTTCAAACTCTGATACCAAGGGTGAGGTCGTCGGTCGTCCGGTCGGCTCCGGCGCAGCCGCAGACGACGACTTGTTAGCTTGTTGGTTTGTTAGACTTGTTAAGTTGTTGTCGGCAGCCTGTCGGTTGCCTGTCGCTTGCCTGTCACTTTGCCTGTCACTGCCAACAAGCGAAGCATAGTTTTCTATCGTGACAATGCTGTATTTTGAGCCTGTTTTGACTGTCAGATAGCCTGTCGCCTGTAAATGTTCTAAGCTCGTCCGGATGTTCCGAACACTCAAATCAAGCTGTTTTGCCAGTTGAGATTGGCTTGTAACCAGCTGCCCGGGCCTGATGGTAATGCCCTGCCACTGCTTTTCCTGCCAGTTGGCGGTGAGTAGCAGGTGGAAAAACAGGCGGGCAGTGTTGGGCTCTGAATACCATTCCCAGTCAGTCAGACCGCGGGGAAAGGCAACAAAGCCACGGGATGGGTCAATGCCCACGGTCTGAACTCCTTTCTGGTGTGGTTAAAACGGCAGGTCATCCGCATCATCGTCGATGAGGGCATCTGCTTCCGGGGTGCCTGCGGCTGGCCCGGCAGGCGCTGCCGCCTGAGAGGCGCGGGGAGCATAGTCGGCCAGGTCTTCGCCGGGATACATCTGCCCGCCGGAAAGGCTGGTCTGCACCGGGGCAGGTTCATCAAAGGGCGTTGGCTCCTGAGTGAGCGCTGGTTCGGGCGGTGCCGGGGCCTCTGTGCAAAGGTCAATGAGATTCTGCATCCACCGGAAGATCACCATGCCGCCGGGCTGAATGTCGTCGGCATCCACGTTGTAATAGGTCTTGCCATTGTACTCCCGGCTCTTGAGCTCCCGGGCAAAGACAGTGACGGCATCGCCCTTCAGCAGCAGCCCGTCCCATTTGTCCAGCCCGTGCCAGACATTGACCTGAACATACAGGCTCTCCCAGCTGCCGGTGTCGGTCTTGACGCTGTGCGCCTTCACGTCAAACTTCAGGACCCGCTTCTGGCCCACGTCCTTGAGCACAGGGTCTTTGGCAAGGGTCCCGTGGAGCAGAACGCCAGTCTTGTGGGTCAGGATCACGATTCATCACCCCCGGCAAAGGGGTCGTCTGCGCTGTCAGCATCCTCCACGGTCAGGGCATCGGCCTGTTCAACAGCTTCCTTGATGCGGGTCCAGCGGGGAGCTGAAGCCTGTCCAGCTTCGTCCAGTTCCACGGCGGTGGACTCGGCATCCACATGGACTTCGCTCTCGTCATAGAGAGAGCCGAAGGTGGAGGGGAATGCTTCCCGCAGGGCATGGACAAGGGCAACCTTGCGGATCATGGTGGCTTTTTTGCCCTTCCACAGAGATTTGCCGGTGTCGTATTCGGTCAGCTTCACTTCCTCGTAACTGGGGCGGGTGCGGTCCTTGCGGTAGACTTTGGCCCAGCCGCCCAGAAGTTCCTCGTCCTCGTAGACGATGGAACCCTCCCGCTTCTGGCACTCCCCGGCCACCTTATCGAAGATGATGACCCCGGCCTCGAAGCCGTCATAGCTGGGGTGACGCTCTGCCATTTGCAGGTAGCAGTTCTTGCCCAGAACGATGGTACTGGGGGTGTCCTCGCTGTTGTTATCGTAGTGGATGAGGTAGGCTTCCTTGGTAAAGGGATTCAGGCGGTACTGCTTGCAGGTCTCGAGGAAAATCTTGCATTCGGCATCGGTGGCTTTCTGACAGATGAAGTTGCGGACATCCGAGAAGCTGACGGTCATGTGCTGGCCGTCGGCAGAAGTGATCTCCACGGGCTTGGCCGGGCTGGCAGCCTGCAGAGCACTGCTCTGGGCGGCACGCTGCTGCATTGCAGTCATCCGGGCGGCGGTGGTGGTGCCAGTGGTATTTGCGGACATGGTGGGCGCAGGTGCGCCGGGACGAGAAAAAGCCATAAGTAAAATCCTCCAATTATTTTACAGAACCATATGCGAAGCCGCGCTTTTTAGCTTCGGCTTTGAACCATTCGATGTCTTCCGGGGTGAAATCTACCCAGAAGCGGTAGCGTTTGCGGACAGGTGCAAGGCCTGTGCCAGGCAGGGCAAACTGCTGCAATACCTCGCAGTCCAGCCGCCCGGAAGCTGTCACAAAGGCGTTGCTCCGGGCCTCCTGTGCGGCCTCTTCTTTCAGCTGACGCTCTTCCTCGGTGGGCGGGATGATGACCGGTGCAGCGGCTCTGGCCCGTTCTGCAGCCTGTCGCTGGACCTCTGCCTCAGCCTGAGCCGCACGGGCGTGCTCCCGGCGGCTGTGCTCATGCAGTGCATCGTTGACGCTCAAGGCCCGCAGGTATTCGGTAATGCAGGGTTCAGCGTCTTCACCGCAGGTCTCCCGGATGAGGCGGAGTTCCTCCCGTCGGGTCTCCACAGCCTTGCGCAGTTCCTTTTCGGCCTGGGCGAGGTCAAAGGTTTTATTGAGCCACTGGGGCACAAGCAGACGGTCAAAAGAAATCAGAGGTTCCAGCTCCCCGATGCAGTCCCGGTAGACCAGCCGCAGGGTGGATGCTTTTTCTTCCCGCTGGGCCTGTTCTACTGCTTTTACCTGCTGATCAATGGCCCCGGAGATCTTCTTACACTGGGCCTGCATCTCTCGGATACTCTTCTGAAAATCCTCCAGCGGGTCAGTGTAAAGCCGCTTGGCGGCGGTCAGAGCAGCAGCCAGCTGCTTGTCCCACTTGTTGACGGCAGCACGGTCGGCTTTGGCATCCTTGATGGATTCAGGCGTGTACACACGGCCTGTATAGGAGGCCAGAAGTTCGTCAAGGTTCTTCTGCACCTCATCCTTGTTCCAGTTCATAGCCGGGATCACCGGGCGCTCTACCCGGACGGTCAATTCATTCGTCATTGGTCAGTTCCTCCTCTTCTGGCTCCCGGTCGGGGGCAAAGTAGTAGTCATCGGGCGGCTCCATGGGCGGGCCGTAACGGTCAAGATCCAGACAGTACATCTCATTCATCCCGGTCACCTCCGTCATAATCAGGCGGCTGGCGGCAGAGCAGGGAGGCTTCCTCCATGATGCTGTTCAGGGTACCGCAGATGGTCTGAAAGGTGCTTTCCAGATCTTCGCCCACCAGCCGGGAATAGCTGGCCTTGCTGTTATCCCACGCCGCCCGCATCAGGCTGGCGCAGTAGTTGGCCTGCTCAAAATCTGCCTGGGCATCATCGTTGATGCGGGAGCGGAGTGCCGCAATCTGTTTCTTCAGGTTGGCGTTGTCCTTGGCCAGTTCGGCGTTCCGGGCATCTGCAAGGCCCCAGGCTTTTTCTGCGGCCCGGCGGTCGATCTCTTCCTCATCGATGACCGCCGTGATGGGCTGTTTTTTCAAAGCGTCTTCGGCATTTTTTGCCCTCTCTTCGGCCCTGTCGCGCTCGGCTTCGGCCTTCTGGCGCTGGAGGTTGGCCGCAATGCGGCTTTCGTCTGCGTCGTGGTAGCTCTGCTGGAGCTTGGCGTTCTGCTCGGTCAGGCCGTTCAGGTCTACAAGGGCGGCATCCAAGTCGTTTTTGGCAGTCTGGGCTTCATCCTGCGCCTTGCTTACCATGTTCCACGCCTCTTCCTCCCGGGCTTCGGCAGCAGCGGCACGGTCCTTCTCGGCCTTGATCTGGGCCATGGCTTCCTGATACTGCTTGTTGGTGGTGATGTCACCATTCTTGACCTGCTCCACCAGCTCTGCAGGGGCGCTGGGCTTTGCTACGGCATACAGCAGAGTGGGAGACAGCTCCTTCAGGATCTTCTGCTGGCGAGGGCTGCTGCCGTCCAGCAGTGCCGAGACCTGCAGCAGCCGGTATGCGGTATCCTTGGTGATGCCGATGGATACGCACCAGCTTTTGAACGTATCCTCGCTATGCTGGTTGTTTCGAGCTTTTCGCATTGTGCGACAAGCTCCATCTTCACCGTTGTCGCACAATGCGACAACTCCGCACAGCGCATCATGGGCAGCGGCAATGGCATTGCCCATGTGCACGAGGCCGCGTTCGGCCATCTGCTTGCCGTGGTGGTACTCGTCCTCGGCAAAGTGCAGGTCCTCCACGGTCTGGTCGGTCAGGCCGGAATAATCGAACGCCGGGCGCATCGCATCCGGCACGGTGGTCAGGGGCTTGTCCTGTGTCGTCTGGGTTCCGGGGACTTCCGGTTTGGCAACATCCTCAGAGAGTGTGGGAGTCAAATGCTTTTCGCCCTCGGTTTGGTAGCTGTTGCACTCTTGCACGGGGTGGCCACAGCTGCGGCAGTTTCCGAAGCATTCTTCTTTGCACCCGCCACAGGTGCAGGTAGAGCAGATACAGGAAGCGGGAACATCCGAGGAAGATTCCTCCTCCACCGGTTCAATGGGTGCGTTCTTGCAGGGCTTGGCATCCCTGAGGGCCGTCAGCATCCGCTCGGGGAGCTCGTAGTCATCCATCGGGATGAACTCGTCGCTGGTCAGAAACGCTTCCGGGGTCAGATGCTTTTCAGCGGTCTTGGCCTTGTCGAACTTCTGGGCCAGCAGATGGCTTTCCTTCCAGACCCGTGCGGATTCGTCCCAGCGCCAGAAGCGCCCACGGGTATAGGCGTAGTAAACATCGTTGCTGTTCTGGCTGATGATGCTCATACCCTTACCTCCGTGCCCTTCAGGCGGTCCAGCATCTCGGTCTGCACATCCTTGTTCATGGGCTGGATGTTGTTGCCCTTCCAGCCGTAGCAGAGGATAGGCCCGTAAAGCTGGCGGCCTCGGTACTTCCGGTTGAGCAGACTGGCGGGCTGGATGGGACCATCATACCGGCCCACGAACAGCACCGCCGGGGTGCGGGGCAGCACGATCATCTCGCAGGGAGTTCCCAGCCGGTTCTCAATGGCCCACAGGCTGTCGGGCAGGGACGCGATCACCGGAGCCTTGCCCGGCTCTGCTAAAATACCTTTCATTTGTAAAATCCTTCCTGATATGATATCATCAAAGGTGATGGGGCTTGTGAATTCCATCACCCTTTGGGCTCGTCCGTGTTACCAGCACGGGCGGGCTCATTTTTGTTGATGTCCTCGGCATCCTCTTCTGCGTTTCCGAGTACAAAGCTTTCGATAAGCGGTAACCAGTCCGGCGTTAACTCGGAGATGTACCTTTTGGCATAATAGTAATAGAGTGCATTGCTGACCCGTGGGGAGCCGGTGGCTCGCTGGTCCTTGACCATGTGATTTGCCTGATTGCGGCTCAGGCCCATGCCCATCAGGAGCTTCTTCAGACGTTTTGCTTTCATGCGCCCCTCCGGTTCTGCCGGTAGTCCGGCTCTTCGGTACGGGCGTGGGTGCGGTCAACGCGGCCATAGCGGCGGGCGTTCTGCTCACGATCTTGGGCGGCAAAGCCCAGCCGCAGGAACGCTACCGCTGCCAGAACCAGGCACAGGGCCGTGACGAACTGGTTGTCAGAGATAGAGCTGCCCAGCTGTGCACCGCCCTCGATGCTCATGCCGTACAGCAGACTTACGGCACCGCTGGCAGCAGCCAGCCAGTACCAGACGCGGGATTTGATTTTCATGCGGTCTTTTCCTCCTTTGCGATTGCCGGGAAGAAATACTCCCCGATTTTTTCTTGCGGAATGTGCAGTGCTCTGCAGATGATAACGATCTCGTCACTCCTCCAAGGTTGTGTCCCCTTGAGCCGTGCGGTCATCGTGTTGGAGCTTACCCCAATCAGGGCCGCAAGTGCGCCCTGGTTGAGATCCTGGTCTTCTGCCAGACGACTGATTTTGAGATAAGGCTTCTTCATGGTGATTCACCTCCTTGTTGTGGTTGCATCCCTTCTGCGGTATAATCGAGCAGGAAAGGGGGTGATAAAATGATTTTTGAGAGCTTTTTAGAGATGCAAGGTTTGAATATGCAAATTGAGCGAAACGGTGAGATCGTTGCGACTGTTCCGGGTCTGCCAAATCGGGAAAAAGCAACGAATCGCCGGTATATTGGGTTTCGCCCGGGGACCGATATCAAAATAGATGATGTTGTTATCAATCCGGCAAAGGAACGGCTTTATATCACAGAAACACAGGCATCGTACTTCCAAAAGGAACAGGAGCAAATAAAAGCGTTCTATATGACCGAGGTCGAGAAAAAACGGAAAGAAACGGAACAACACCAGAGCACTATTTACAATATCGGCACAGCGTATGGCTCTGTAATTGGAACAGCCAACACAGCAACCATCAACTATCAGACGAGCTTTCGTGAACTGCGTGATCGGGCAGAGGCTGAAAATGCGCCAGATAAGGAGCAAGTCCAGAAGCTGATCGACCTTGTTGAAATGATTGTGAATGAGCAAATTCCTCCACAGCGGGGGCTGCTGTCCAAGTTTTCGGAAACGATGGAACGGCATTCATGGGTTACAAGTGCGGTTGCCTCTGCACTTGTATCGTGGTTGACACAACTTCCGCATTGACCTCAATGCTCAAATTCAGCAACGCTTTCCCGTTGCTGGATTGAGCGAACGAGTAGGCTTTCACGTTCTGGATAACCGTTTCATCTATTTGGCAGAGAATACGGTCGTCCAGCTGTGAAAGCTGAATTTCCTGCGCCCGGCCTGCCGTCTCCAGCGGCTCGCCGGGCTTTTTGGTTTCCTTCATCTTCTTCACCTCCTTGTTGGATAGGGTGATGTCGTTCATGTGGGTTGACTTCCTTTGGAATGTAACTTGTTAAGTTACTTAGTGGCCAAAAAATACGGCCTGCGGATTGTCGATGCTCAAAAGCTCTACAATCTTCGAGGCTTCATCGGTGCCAAAAACGCGCTTTTTGAGCTTGCGAGTTAAGGTCTGTTCCGAAATACCAAGCTCCTGAGCTAACATTTTTTGCGTATATCCCGCCTTTACCATGTAGGACTTGAGTAAATTGACATTTACCACTTTTTTCACCTCCAAACAACCTCGGTGTAACTTGTGAGGTCACGAGTATAATATCATCATATTTGTAACCTGTCAAGTTATTTTTGCGAATTTGATTAAAAATATTGTAAACCAACGGTTTATTTGATATACTATACTCATTGAAGGAGGTGCTCACAATGACTGTAGGCGATCGCATCCGGCAAGCCAGATTGGAGCAAGATGTAACTCAGCAGGAGCTTGCTGACTACATTGGTGTATCAAAGCAAGCTGTATATAAGTATGAGAATAACATTGTAACAAACATACCGACAGATAAAGTAGATGCAATTGCAAAACGGCTGAGAGTGTCTCCCGCCTACTTGATGGGCTGGGAGGAGCAGCCCGCCCCGGCCGCATCCAAAGAACCCACCATCCCGCCGGGGTTTGAGCCGATGCCAGCCATGGATGTGGTGCCGCTTGTAGGGCGGATCGCCTGCGGTACGCCCATCACAGCAGAAGAGAACATCGAGCAAATGGTGTGCGTGCCTTCCCGCTGGCACTCCACCTTTACACTAACCTGCAAGGGCGACAGCATGGAACCCCGCATCCACGATGGTGATCTGGTGGCGATTCGCAGCCAGCCAGAGGTGGAGAACGGCGAGATCGCTGCTGTGCGGATCGGGGAAGAGGCCACCCTGAAGCATGTCTATCTGCACGAGAACTTCATTGAACTGCGGCCGGAGAATCCGGCTTTCAGCAGCATCATCCTCAGCCGGGAGGATATGAACACCGTTGTCATTGAAGGCAAGGCCGTGGGGCTCTGCCGGGATATCTGATGTTGGAGGTACCGCATGGGCGTTTTTGGTTGGCTGAAAAAGGCTACAAAGGTAGTCGGAAAGATGGCAATGGATGCGGCGGAAGAGCCGTCCAGGTATTCTCCGAACCCCGAATGGATGGGCCAGATGGATTTGGTTGATTCTCGCATGAACGCTCAAATATTAGCACCGCAATTTCTTAAACAGGCTCAGGAAAGTGCTAAGATTCTTTCCTCTACCACAGAACCGTCGGTGTTCTTTATGCGGTATGATTTTTGTGTTGGCCGTTTAATACAGCTGGAAGATTGTAAAAAGTATGGCGTGAAAGTAACTACAACTTCCTCGTTGGAAAAATATCTGGATTTGACGTTTCGAGAAGAAGCCGTTAATGAAATTGTCCAGCGTACACAAGAAAAATACCGGGACAAAATAGAAAGTTTGAAATCGCCCAAAGCAAAGCAGAACTGGGCAATAAAATATCATCGGGCATTTGAACCATATCTGTCATATATGAGCGATAATGCTAAAACGAAGCTCGACGAGTGCAGCGCAGAATTATACGCGCTGACGGAAATATAAACAAACATAGGAGGTCTTTTGTATGAAAAAGAAAATAGTTTCAATGGCGTTGATGGTGGTACTTTGTTTTGTACTTGCAATGTCTGCATTTGCAGAGGGAGTGCAGTACAAAATAGGCGATTATGTGGCCTATTCAGGCCATACGGACTTCGGATATTATTTTACATACTCGGTTGAGAAAACAAATACAAACTATAAGTGCTTTTCCGTTGTGGAAAATGGGCAGCGTGTGTATGCGGCTGTAAAAGAAAGTCTATACGACTATTACAAGAACGTATTCAATGATCAGGACGTTACATTTAAGGGAGAAGTTCAACGGTTCGCCGATGATGGTGCACCTGTTATTATGGCAACTTGGAAAGTTGTAAATGAAGATGGAAAGGAAACTCTCATATCTCTGGATGAGGATATAGCACCAACTTTCTATAAAAAGGGAATGGCACCGGATTTTAAACTGTTTTATGATCTTTATAATGACGTAACGGTTTCAGTTGCTGAAGATGGTTCCTATATGACGATTGATAATAATCCGCTTAACATGAAAGGCGGCTCGATTATCTTTAATGAAACTGGCTTGGAGCATGTAAAACTGACCAACAAAGCACTTGGATTGCCAGAATGGCTTTATAAAGAAATGGCAAATACACGAGCAATTGATGGCCGCCAGAAGGAAAGCTTTGATGATGTGACAGTTACCTGGTCTTATCACCCGAATCAGGGCTTGGAGGTTATCTACCGTACGAACAACTGATTGTAAATAAAAAAAACTCCCCCGGTGCTGGAACACCGAAGGAGTTAAAAGAAGCGGCTCACCCAGAAGAGGGCATCGCACACTCGACACTGCGATTATACCTCTTTTGGGCGGGCTTGTCAAAGTGTACCCATGGAGGTGTATTTTTTATGGGACGAAGAACCAATACCGCCCAGTGGCTGCCGAACCAGAACCGTTGGCAGATCAAGGTGCAGAAGGACGGGGTGCGCAAGACGTTCACCAGCGCAAAGCCGGGTCGTACCGGCCAGCGGGAAGCAAATGCAAAAGCAGATGCCTGGCTGGATGAGGGCATTTGCAGCACCACCAAGCGCTGCTTGGAGGTCTGGAACGAGTATCTGATCTCGGTGCGGGCCACCGCCGGCACAAGCTATGCCCAGCAGGTGGAGAAGTTCGGACAGAACTACATCCTGCCAGTGGTGGGTGACCGCCGGATCGGTGACCTGAATACGGGAATGCTGCAGGATGTGCTGAATCGGGCATACAAGGAAGGCAGCATGAAACCGCAGGCCACTCGAAAGAGCAGGGGAAACCTCTCGAGGAAAACATTGCAGGGAATCCGAGCGGTTGAAGTCAGCTTTGTGAAATGGGCAAGGCAGCACAAATACACCGCCCTGCGGCCAGAGGACGAGAGGCTCACGGTACCCAGGGGAGCACGTCCAAAGGGCCGAAAGATCCTTCAGCCGGACGCGCTGCGGGTTCTGCTTTCTGTAGATACACGCATCGTCCGTGGCAAGGTTGAACAGGATGCCAATATCCATGCATACCGCTTTGCGGTCCTGACCGGCCTACGCCCCGGGGAGCTGCTGGGGCTGCGCGTGGGCGACATGGAGGGCAACCGGCTGCATCTTGCCCGGGCCATCAATACCTTTGATGAGGAAACACACGGCAAGAACGAAAACGCTATCCGCACGGTGGTCCTGCATCCGCTGGCGGCTGCGGAACTCCACGCTCAGCTGCAGCAGCGGGCCTTTGAAGAGGAGCGGCCTCTTCGGGGGGATGATCCAATCTTCCTGTTGGAGAATGAGCACAGCCTCTATAACTACTGGCAGTTCTACCAGCGCAGCAACGGCATTGACCCGCCGGTCAGCCTGTATGAGCTGCGGCACACCTTTGTGAGCATCATCGAGGATGCCGTGTCCCCGGCAGAACTGCGCCGCATGGTAGGGCACAGCAAAAGTATGGATACTTACGGTTGGTACAGCCATGCTGTTGACGGCAGGGCTGACACGGCAGCAATGGCCGTTTCAGATGCTCTGGCAGAGTATTCTCCGCGTGCAAAATAACCCACTTTGTAACCCGTTTTTGTTCCTAAATGGTTGTGATAGCCGATAATTGATTTTTGGTGAAATTCAAAAAAATGCGCATGAATCCATCACAATTTCAAAGCGCATCCAGCGAATTGTGATAGTTGAGCTTGTTCGAATCCACCCGCGCCCATAAAAAGACCGCCGACGTAGAGATACGTTGGCGGTTTTCTGTTTGCAGAAGGTTAGGGTTTTCATGCGGGTGGATTCGAACAGCTGCGGCGCTGTCGCGGAAGACAGCGCAAAAACAGCCCAGTGGGCTGTTTTTAGCAGCGCGGCTTGCGTGATCCACCTGCGCCCATAAAAAAACCGCCGACGTAGAGATACGCTGGCGGTTTTCTGTTTGCAGAGGATGGCGTGGCTGCTCTCGGGGGCGGGCAGGATGCCCTCTCACTGGTTTGGCTGGATTTTATCACGTCATTGTCCTGAAGTCAAGGGGGAAATTTCGATTTTCATAAAATAATTTACGCCCCCGGCAGGAACAGCAGCGTGCCCCGGGCGGCCAGTACAGGCTGGAACAGGCAGCCCGCCAGCCCGGCGGTGAGCGCCACGACGAGAAACAGCAGTGCCAGAACCAGAACAAGCCGGGCCAGCCCGAAGCGGTGGTGCCCGGCGGGGACTTTTTTGCGCTGCAT